AACTCCTTTGAGATGCGCCTTCCAGACGACTTGGCCAGTTTCTTGCAGGCCGACAGTTTAATGTATTTGAGTCCCATTTCAGTTTTCGTCAATGATTGCCCTGATTTTGACGGCCATCTCGTTGACGGCCTCAGACATGTTGTACATGGTCTCGAGCACCTCGACAAGTTTCCCGTGCTCGGCCTCGTACGCATCCCTTTCCTTCCTCACTCTGATGTACTCCTCTATGAGTGACGCAAACTCCGAAGGGCTTGAGATTGTGTAGGATTGCTGCTTAGACGCCGCTTCCTGCATCTTTTCAGCGATTTCGTTCAACTGTGACATCGTGTATTCCATGATGTAAAGGGTTCGTGTGTGAGCGGTGCCCTGCTGGTGACCATGCAAACGCCATGAGAACATGGCCACCAGCATTCAGATACCGCTCACACACAAAGAAGTATCTTGGGACTGTTCAGAATGGGCTTCCACCCTTGTGGTTCTTGTTCATCCAAGACGGAGTCGTTCCGCTGGATGGATTTCCCGCTGGCTTGAACATGTGGACACGTTCAGCAGGCCCAACGGAGTCATCAATCTCGGCCATCATCTTCTTCCATCCGACATGGCCAGTGCTCTCCTTGTTCGGGGTCAGCCACTCGCCGACCTTGTTCTTGTCGGCGTGCGCTGGGTCTGGGGACTTCTCAATCTTGACCTTCACCGCAACCTCGCATCCGTCAAGCGTCCTTGCGATTTCCTCGAAGGACTTGCCTTCAAGGGTGTCGTAGGTCTCGGGCTTTGAGGGCACGAAGATGCCAGCGGCCTCGAACGCCCTTGTGAGGGCGAGCAGTCCCATCTTGCGCCAGTTCTCGCTGTTGCGCTCGTCAGTGGGGTCACAGACCATGTCCCAGATCTTTCGATTGGCGTACTGTCCGCTCGAAAGCGTCAGTTCGATCTGCATGTACTGGCCCCCAGTTGACTGGGACTGCTTGATTTGGTTAACGGTCACCACCGCCTTGGCCAGCGTGCCAGCGGGGATGAGTTCGGTCTTGTCACCGATACCAGACTTTGGGTTGAACTTCATTTTTTTGTGTGTGTTTTAGATTACCCTTCCTTGGTTTTTTCGGACGCGTCAGAGGCAGGTAGGGCGGTTACCAACGACGAGTCAAGTCTCTTCCCCTCTCTTATCTTCTTCATGAGATTTCCAAGGTGAGGGGGTTCGATGAGTTCAAGGCGACCAGAGCGGTCCTTGGCGATGTAGCCCCAAGGGTTCTGCTGCTGGCAAACGAAGGCCCTGTACATGGACCCATCATCTGCCGTGAAGTTCTGCAGTGTCAAGACCTGATCGAATATTCCTGGAAGTTCCTTGGCCGTCTTGCTGCCTTCAATCTGCGGCTCCCAGAACACCCTGCGAAGGTCGTCTTCGACCCTGTCAAGGATGCCAACGACCACGATGGACTTGTTGCTGTGCTGAAGGTGGGTGAGCCATCTTACCATTTCCTGCCCCAGCATTCCGTATGCAGAACGGATGTCTGGCTTGCCCGACTTTTCCGCTATGGCGGACGGATGCTTCTTGCAGTAATCGAAGCAGAAGCGTGAGGCGACTGTGATTGAGTCAACGTATATTATGGAGTACTTCGAGAAGTCCGCTCCGCCAAGGGCGTTGAGGAACCAGTCGAGGGCCTGCTGTGAATATGGTCCGTCCTTGTCGCAGGGGTCGGCTCCGCCAACTGCGAGCGCAAGCATTCTTGATACGTCCCAAGGATGGATGTCGAGTTGGGCGGCGGCGGCACGGACGTCAAAGACGTCCCCAGCCCAGTCTTGGATGGCCAGCGTTCCAGCCTCGAGGTCAACGAACAGCGTGCTTGCTGGGTCGAGCGTTCTTGCTTGGGTTGTCTTGCCGACTCCGCTTGGGCCGAACATGGCTATGTTCACCTTGGGAGTCGCCTTGAGGCGTTCATCGGCTCTGATGAAGCCGAACTTGCTTTGCTTGTTCTTCATGTGTGTGTTATTCGGTTTCGGGGAAAGAGAACTTGGGCGCAGAGTACTTGACCGTTCTCGCTTCGATGATGCGTTTGTAGAACGGATTGTTCGCTTCGATCTTGTTGAAGTTGGCCTCTGGCATCTTGCACTCGATGGTCATGATTTCGGTAGCCTTGGCGGGTCCCATGTCCCTTGCAACAAGAAAAAGTTTGTCGCTGTCCCAGTCAACGGTTTTCTTTATCTGCATGGTGGTCTTGATGCCGTCAATCTCCATCGTGACGTCTCCGTACTCCTTGCCTCTCGCCTTCAGTTCATCCATGAAGGGCTTGCTGTACCGCTTCGCAATCTTCTCATGGATTTCCTTTTCGGCTTCCTGTATCTTGCGCTTCTGGAACGACAGCATCTGCAGGTCCTGCTTGAGTTGCTCGATGGTGTCCCAGTTGGTTTCTTGCGACTCCTTAGTTGCTTTCTTTTTGCTCATGTTCGTGTGTGGTGGAAAAGTTTGTGAGGTCTATGCTGACGCCCTTCTGCTTCAGCGCAAGCATTATTTTGATAAGTGCTTCTGAGGGGATGCTGTTCCTCTCGATCCACTTGTCAACTGCTCTTTGAGAAATCTTCATGCCGTTCCTGACACACATCGTCCAGACGTCCCTTCTTCCGCCTATGGCGGATATGAACCTTCTGCAGTCGAGTCGCATTCCCAAACACTTGCCAAGGATTGACGCAAGTCAACGCGAAAACTTCTTAAAAAAATTAACCGCCTGCTCCGCCATCAACTTGACCATTTCTGGAGCGGCGCATCCAGTCATTCCTAGTATTGCCATTTTGGCCGACTCAGATTCTATTATGTCATTCAGACTGTATCCTACTATTACGGCTACTATTCCTGCGGCTGCCATATGCAGAAGTTTTGTCTTAAAAGTCATTGACTCCTTGGCACTGAATACTATTCTTGCAAGCATTCCAGCGGCACCCATTACCCCAGACACAACTGCGCCCCAAAGGTCTGGACTTCTGTCGTCACTCACTTTTCTGTCCTCCGTCTTTCCTGAATACCATGAATATGAGTCCAGCGACAAGAATGACTATGCACGCTATGATTGAATACTGAAAGTAAGGACTTTCCCACAGGAAGGCCATCGTTCCAACGGTTATTCCGCATGCTACCGTTATTGCTCCGCTTCTCTTGAATGGTGAAAATGCGAGGGTTATGGCGCCTATGAAGCATAATGCCACCCCGCACAGCCCAAACAGTAAAGACAAGTTCTCCTTCCTCTGTTCCTCAAGTTCAACCTTCATCTTGTCTATCTGGGCCTTTGCTTCGGCCGTTTCCTTTATGAACAGGTCCTTGAGTTTGTCCTTCTCGGCTTTTTCCTTCAAAGCCAGGTTCTCTGCGGCAATCTTGGCCTTCTCGGCCTCACTTATCCTTCCTTCAAGAGTCGCGGTCACTCTCTTCACGGCCGCATCGTAATCCGTCTTCGTTCCCCGCCCAGTAGATCCTATTATAAGATCTGCCTCTATGTTTATTGCTGACTTTGAGTTTGTGTCCGTGTTTTTTAAATTTGCCACCTTTATTGCTTCTGCTGACGCCGAAACCCTTGAGTTTATTGACTCGCTTACGTTTATCACCTTCTCCCCCACTGGCGTCTGAGACTCTGTTTCCTCCTTCTCCTGCCACAAGCTGCACGAAGAAAGACCAAATGCCACGAACAATGGCAACAATAGTCTTATCATTCTTTGATTCATTTGATTCTTGATTTGATTTCATTTTTTGCTTTTTCGAGAAGGCTTTTTGTTGCTTTCACAAGACCATCTATAAAGTTTTTCAATCTGTTCATGATTTGCGTTTGATTTCATCCTGTTGGCCAGATGTGATATTACAATTATGTTTTCCTTTGTGTATCCCTTATTGGGGTTTATTCTGTCTATTGTTGCAGAGTTGGCTTTTGCTCCTATTTCTGATTTTATAAGTTTTACGCCCAGGATGGGACATCTGTTCGGCATTATAATGTCGTCTATTGATATGTCAAACTCTATGTTTTTTCTTTTGCTTCTGGCCTTGCATATGTTCCATAGCCACCTCGAATGAGGCCACTTCCGCTTCAGGAGATTGGTCCTTGATTTTCCAGTTCTTTTAGCGCCTTTCATCTCCAGATTTTGGTGGATTCTGTATTTCCCATAGCCTTCTTATCGCAAGGGCCTGCCTGTATTGAGCTCTTGTTATTTGATTCTTCTTCAGCATGTTGTCAAGCTGAGCTTTCGTCTTAGGAACGGCTGGGCCAGACCCTGGATATGCTCTAACAAAGGCTTCTCTTACGCCCTTTTGAGCAGACATCTGTGTGAATGCAAAATTAAGCATGTCGCCTATTGCTGACCTTGGAAGCATTGTCGTAAGGGTCAATGAAGATCCAGGGGCGATGACGTAATCGTAAAGCGCCTTTGCAAATGCTCTTTCTGCAGTTGGTGTATTTGGAGAATTCCTTTCGCTTTGAAGCTCTCTGTAAAGGTCTATCAGGTTGAAGAAACCGCCCCAGAATGGTCCTGCGGCAAGCTGCGCCGCCTCTCTGTTGTATCTCGCAGAGGTTATAATGTTAAGTGGCAACGAGAAGTTTCCAGTGATTCCTCCAGCGTCTATAGCAGCCAATATCTTCCATTCAATTGATTTTTCATCCTCAATAAAGATGGCTGGGTTTTTGTTAAGTTCTCTTCTGGCTTCTCTTATTCCAAGGTTTGCGGCAGACATCATGGAGAATGCGAGCACACATGTCATCAGGGATATGTACGCAG